CTCATCTGCCTGCGTCGGCGGGAAGACCAGCACCAGGGCTGTCAGGTCGCTGGTGGAGGATAAGTCCAGCCCGGCATAGCAGATGCGGCCTTCCAGGTCTTCCGTATCGTATTCATCCCCGCAAGCGTCCCATTTGTCCATGGGCATCCAGCGGACGCTCTGCTTGACCCATTGGTTCAGACGGAGCTGACGGAAAGCATTCTCTTCAGATGGATTCTGCTGGGCAGAGAGACAGGCTGCTTCGACCTTTTCCAGCCCAATGGTCTCACCAAGGGAGGGGTTGGCTTTTCTCCATACCTTCGGGTCTGTCCAGTCCTCGTTATCGGCCGCGCCGTAGATGACGGGATAGAAGGTGGAGTCCTGCTTTCTCCCTTCCAGGATGTCCAAGGCCTTCTGATGCGTTTCATAACAGATGCTATGGGTATCCGTACCGGCGGTGGTGATCAGGAAGTACAGCGGTTGCATGCGGGCGTCGCCGGAGCCCTTGGTCATGACGTCAAAGAGCTTCCTGTCCGGCTGCACATGCAGCTCATCGAAAACCACGCCATGGATGTTGAAGCCGTGCTTGGAGAAGGCTTCAGCCGAAAGCACCTGGTAGAAGCTGTTCGTGGGCGTATAGATGATGCGCTTGGTGGAGGCCAGGATCTTCACCCGCTTGGCCAGCGCCGGGCACATCCGCACCATGTCTGCGGCCACATCAAACACGATGGATGCCTGTTGCCGGTCGGAAGCGCAGCCATAGACCTCAGCCCGCTGCTCACCGTCCCCGCAGGTCAGGAATAGAGCGATGGCGGCGGCCAGCTCGCTCTTGCCGTTCTTCTTCGGAATTTCCACATAGGCGGTATTGAACTGCCGATATCCATTGGGCTTCATGATGCCAAACAGATCCCGGATGATCTGCTCCTGCCAGTCCATGAGCAGGAAGGGCTTACCGGCCCAGGTGCCCTTGGTGTGGCGGAGGTTCTCGATGAACGCCACGGCGAAGTCCGCAGCATCCTTATCATAGTGGGAAGTTGGGAGCATGAACCGGGTCGGCTTGTACCGCTTCAACTGCTGCATCGGCATCGCCTCCCTTCATGCAGGCAGTTAAGGGGTCACGCTTCATCCTTCCGGTCAACCTTGTCATCCTTGAAGGCCAGGTCATCCTCAGTGGGAATGTACACCGCGCTGCAGGGCAGCTTCTCACCGTTCCGGATGACGGACACATCGTCAATGCCCTGCCGGGCAGCGGCGTATCTCCGAATAATGGCGGAGGCGTATTTTGGATCCAGCTCCATGAGGAAGGCAATGCGGTTCAGCTGCTCCGCGGCCATGAGGGTGGAACCGGAACCGCCGAACAGATCCAGCACGATGCTGTTCTCCATGGAGGACATGCGCATCGGGTAGGCGACAAGCGGCAGCGGTTTTGTGGTCGGATGAAGCTTCGACTTCGTCGGCTTATCGAACTCCCATACGGTGGTCTGCTTCCTGTCACCGTAGAACTTATGCTTGGCGGTGTCCTTGAAGGCGTAGATGACCGGCTCGTGCCGCATCTGGTAATCCATCCGGCCGATGACCAGCGCATTCTTGACCCAGATGCAGGTGGTGGAATAATGGAAACCGGCGTCTACGGTCGCGTTGAAGAAATTGACCTTCTCGGCGTCGGAATGGAAGCAATAAAAAGCCCCGCCATCGGCGAGGTTCGCATACACATTCTTGAACGCGTCCAGCAGGAACTGATAGAACTTTTTGCTGTCGTCCCACTTGTCGTTCATGATCTTCATGCCGGTGCCGTCCTCATAGGCGCAATTGTAAGGCGGGTCCGTGATGCAGATATTGGCTTTCTTTCCTTCCATGAGCACAGACACATCTTCGGGCTTGGTGGAGTCTCCACACATCAGGCGGTGCCTGCCCAGGATCCACACATCACCGGGCTCCACGAAGGCCGGCGCTTCGAGAGCTTTATCCTCATCGAAGTTGTCATCCTGAGCTTCCTCATCATCGAAGAAACCGGCGATCTCATCCTCATCAAAGCCGGTCAGGGACAGATCAAAGGCCTGCTCCTTCAACGCTTCGATCTCGATGCGCAGCATTTCCTCATCCCAACCGGCATCCTCGGCCATACGGTTGTCAGCCAGAATGTAGGCTTTCTTCTGCGCCTCTGTCAGGTGATCCACATACACACAAGGGACTTCGTCGAAGTTCTCAGCCTTGGCGGCGGCCAGTCGCCCATGACCGGCGATCACGTTGTATTCCCGGTCAATCAGGATGGGATTGATAAACCCGAACTCACGGAGGGAGGAACGCAGCTTTGTGATCTGGTTCTCACTGTGGGTCCGGGCGTTGTTGACGTATGGGATGAGCTTCCCAATCGGGACCATCTGCATTTCAGATGTGGTTTTTGCCATGGCGTGTCCTCCTTATTGTTTGCTTCTCAGCCTGAGCAGCATCTCCATCGCGTCATCCTGGGGATCACCCTCGAAGGCGGTCGTGCTGTTCTGCTTCACGACATCGAAGATCTCATACCAGAGCAGGTTGGCCTGCTTCTGGAAGGCGAGCATCATCTGCACAAAGGGAGAAGCGATCGGCGCTTTTGTGGTCGGGTGCTTGCCCAGGAGGCCGTAGCTGGAAACCGCCTCCGAGCACTGAATGTATCGAGCAAAGGCCTCGCTGTAGCTTTCTACCAGGCGGTTGTTGACCAGCCGGTCGCAGCCGCGATCCTTGAGCCAGCGTACCGTTTCACGGTAGATAATGTCAGCGCCCAGAGGCTGACCATCCCGCTGCTTTGCAGACAGGTAAGCGCTGGGCTCCGGCATGTCCGCGCCGTCCAGGTCAGCGACATAGCCCATATCATCATCGATAGGCAGATCGTTCACGGGGAATTCCATGACCCGCGCCGATCTGCCTTTTTGTATTTTATCCACTAAAGGTTCCGGCTTTGTACCGGAACGAACGCGGCGACCGCCGCGGATAGTACCGTCTTTCGCCATGGTTTTTAGCTCCTTTCTGAGTTGGAATAGCGGTAAATTACAGGCCCGTGGGTTAATACCACGTTTGATTCGGGCTTTTTTTGCGTGAGAGTGGGCCGCGGTCTTTTAGGATTCGGCCCCAAAGATGGAAGCCCCCCTGGGGGTCGAGGCGCGAGGGCGGGCGGAAGCTCCCGACTCCCGGGGCCGGGGCCGAGGCGCGGGCGGACGGGCGCGGAAGCCGGGGTGGGAAGCGGGAGCCGGAGCGCCGGGAGCCGCGACGGCCGGCGCGGGGACACAGCCAGGGCGGGCTCCGGGCCACAGACCGGGCGGGTTGTGCCGGGCCGCCGGGGAAAAGCCGGGCCCGAAGGCGGGCTTCCGCCGAAAACGCCGGTGTGCTGGGCCTATTGTCGGGCGGAGTGCCTGCGATCTGGGCAGCGCCAACGCGGCACACCAGGCCGGATCGGGCGGGTGTGCCGGGGAAAAACCGGCGCGATCCGGGGCCAAAGGCCGGGTTTCCGGGCCGCATACCGGGGCCACGGGCCGGAAAAAGCCGTTTTCCGGGCGGAAAAAACCCGGTTTTCCAGGTGATTGTCCCCGGCGTGTGACGGGTTCACGTCTCTGCGCACGCTCTCGTACGCGTGTACGCGCGCACGGGCACGCGCGCTTCGCGCATATATAAGGAAGAAACCCCGAAAAACGTCCAAACTGGGTCAAAAACGGCCCAGTTGAGACAAAAGTGTGACGAAAAGTTATCAGTTTTGTCGCACTAATTCTCGCTTTCGTCGCTTGACTTTCCAGGCGGGCAGAGTGATGTATGTGTCACGCCGCGGGGAGCCCCCGCAAGGGAGCAAAAACGAAAAGGCCCGCGGGACGAAAGGAGAAGCCCATGACCAGCATGAAGGAACAGACCTTCGGCATTGAACTGGAGATGAACGGCATCCTCCGGACAAAAGCCGCGAAGGTCATCGCCGAGCACTTCGGCACGACCCCGAGCATGCCTGACCACACTTGCTACCACACACAGACCGTTCGGATGCCCGACGGGCGGGTGTGGAAGGTGATGCGGGACGCCAGCATCCCCGGCCCGGACGAGGAGAAGACCGAGGCGGTCAGCCCCATCTGCAGGTGGGAAGACATCGAAACGGTGCAGGAGCTGGTGCGGAAGCTCCGCAGGGCGGGCGCGAAAGCCGACCCGGCACACTGCGGCATCCACGTCCACATCGGCCTCGGCGAACACACTCCCAAGACCCTGAAGAACCTGGTGAACATGGTCAACGCGAAGGAAGACCTCCTGACACAGAGCCTGGCCATCGACCCGGAGCGCAGGATGCAATGGTGCCAACCGGTCGACCCGGCCTTCCTGGAAAGGCTGAACAAGCAGAAGCCCCAGACCATGGAAGCCTTCGCGAGGCTTTGGTACAACGACCGGAACTGGGAATGGCACGCACACCAGCACTACGACCCCAGCCGGTACCACCTGCTCAACCTCCACGCGGTGTGGCAGAAGGGCACGATCGAATTCCGGGCTTTCAACTCGACCCTGCACGCCGGGGAGGTCAAGAGCTACATCCAGCTTTGCATGGCCATTTCCTTCAAAGCCCTGACCTCGAAGCAGGCCAGCGCGGCGCGGCCGGAAACCGACAACCCGAAGTACACCTTCCGGTGCTGGCTCCTCCAACTGGGCTTCATCGGAGACGAATTTGAAACCGCGAGGCACCACCTGCTCAAGAACCTGCCCGGGAACAGCGCATGGCGGATGGCCTCCTGAATCGCCCAGCCCCAACGCGGGCGGTTCCCTTCAGGGCTTCGGAATCGGGAGCCTTGACGGGAGCCACCGGCTCCACCCGACACAGCTTCCAAATCGAACAGGCCACAGGCCAGAAAGGAAACACAGCATGATGAATCGCGAACAAGCCATCGCCTACGGCAAGCACATCGGCGTCCGCTACCACATCTACAACGACCGGGGATGCCTGGTCGGAGGCACGAAGACCGTCGAACAGGCACAGGCCATGAAGCGCCGCTTCGAAATCGAGGAGCGGAACAACCCCTTCACCGGCGGGAAGACCCGCTTCGAAATCCGAGAGGCCAAGTAAGGCCGCAAACACACCACCAGCTTTCAAATCGACAGGCCGCAGGCCGGAAAGGAAACACACCATGAAGAAGCAGGACATCCGCAGGATCTACACCGAGAAAGTCACCGAGCTCCTGAATCAGGGCTGGACCATTTTCCCCGACACCATGAACGGCTCGCAGGGCGAGATTGCACACATCGACCTGACCGACGGCTCCGAAATCCGCCGGGTCCTCCTGGAGCGCGACACACACTGGGACCGCATCGACGGCGGCTACTGCGGGGACGTCATCCGGCTCACGGTCGGCAAGGCTGGCGCGGACACCTGGGTCGGAAGCACCTGGGACGGTACGGTCTGGAACAACCGGCTGGAGCCGATCTTTCAAATCGAGTGGGCCTGGCTGGGAAGCCGCCGGAACAGCGACTGGTACGTCAGCCTTGAAGAAGGCCGCGCGGCACACCAGAAGCAACTGGAGCGCTACCGCAACCACGACCGGTACGACCGCATGGTTTACACCGACCTGCCCGAAGCTTGCAAATCGGCAGCCCTCCGCTGGGTGCAGAAACAGCCGCGGATGAAGACCGCCAAGCTCAGTGACATCGAGCAGGTACGGAAGGTGACCTACGAAGGCAAGACACACTACGAGATCAAGGCGAAGGGCCGCAGCTTCCGCACGGACAACTGAACCGCATCCTGCGGTTCTTCAGAGGGCTTTCAAATCGAGATGGGACACAGAATGGAAGCCTTCTGAAGAGCCTCAGAAGCTCAGGAAAACACAGCATTGAGCCACGGGCTTTCAAATCGGACAGGGCATCAACCCGGAAAGGAGATACAGCATGAAGTTCATCGACTTGAACGACGAGCGCGTTTACAACCTGCAAGACCTGCACCGCGATTGGGCACAGTTCCGGCAGGAAAAACCGGAGAACCACGCCGAGAGCTTCCAAATGGAGATGCTCGAGATTCTCATGGCGACCATCAACGGCAGGAACGACCTGGAGATCATCGGGATGACCCCGCGGGAGGTGAGCAACTACATCATCCGCCTCCGAGAAAGAGCTCTGAAATAAAGATCGATAAATTCACACATACCGCTTGACTTCCAGCCCCAGCAGAGTGATGTATGTCTCCAAGCCGGGCGGGAAGCCGGGAGGACCAAATTGAGAAGGCCGACGGGCCGGGAGGGAAGAACATGATCATCAAGAACACAGGTGAAAACAAACGACTGGTCAGAAAACTGCGAGGCATCGTGAATGCCGAGCCGGGCTTCCGGGCTACGGTGGACTGCACCTGGAACTGCGGGAAAGACATCCGCTTCGAAATCGCCAGCGAGGGCTGGGACGCGCCGCTCATCGTCAGCACCTGCGTCCACCCGGAAGGGCGCTTTGAGATCAGGGTGCGGTTGCTGGTGCGGGGCTCCATGGACGCGGAACAGACCAGGAACCTGGCCAGCCTCCTGCAAGGAGTGGAAAGCATGCGCTCTCAAATCGAGGAGGCCACCCTGCGGGCAAAGCCTGCGCTTTCGGATTACTACCAAGCGGAGAGCGCCTGACCGGCACTCCCAGATTGAGAAGGAGGATCACAGCATGAAGCACATTTCGACCATCACTGATGAAGACATCCGCTTTGAAATCGAGACGGCCGCTACAGAATTGGAGGAAGACAATCAGATATCATTCCCGGACAGCGACAGCAGAGCCGAGTTCCTCGACGACTGCATCACTGGCGTGATGGACAAGCTCAACCTCTATGAAACCTACATGCCGGACTACAGAATGGAGGTTCTTGACCTCGCCGACACCTACGGTTACCAGCTCTGAAATCGGATCGCCATAGACACAGACTGACACAGCTTTCAAATTGAGAAGGAGGACATCATCATGAAGAACACTATGACTACCGCGAAGCGGAATCACCTGAGCCTGGACGAGTGCATGGACATCCTGGACTGGTTCAGCGATCCACAGTACGATTACATCCACCACATCTACATCTCCAAGGTAGACGCGCCGGCGAGGCTCAAGCGGGCACTGCCCGCGCTCCGCGGTTACTGCATGGATCTGATCATCGCGCACATCGGCATGGAAGACGCTTACCCGATGAAGTGGGTGGCCTGAGCTTTCAAATCGAGACCCCTCTCTTACCCCTTGCCAGCCGGAAGGCTGGCTGCTACAATGGCTCTGGAATTGACCGGGCCGGAATTGGAGGAAGCTATGAAATACATTGCCTACGGATCGAACATGGTGAAAGAACAGATGGCAGTCCGCTGCCCGCAGGCCCGGCTCATCGGGATGGGCTACATCGAAGGAGCGAGGCTGGAGTTTTACCTCCACGCGACGGTGGAGCGCACCGGAGACAGACGGAACCGGGTGCCGGTCGCGGTGTGGGAAATCAGCAAACAGGATGAAGCGAACCTGGATGTGTACGAGGGCGTCAAGGGCGGATACTATACCAAGGAAATCTGGCCGGTCATTATGAAGGATGGCTCTCAAATCGAGGGGATGATCTACATCATGAAGATGATCCGGCAGTCACCGCCGATGGAGCGTTACTACAACGGCATCCGGAAAGCTTACATGGAACTGGGACTCAGCTCTCAAATCAAGACGGTACTACAGCCGGCGCTCCTGCGCAGCTTGGACAGGTGGAATACATGATGGCAAGCAAGCCACGACCGCTTCCCAATCGGGAGGCGGCCTTTTTTCATTTTTGGCCTTTTCAATTCCCGCGCCACGTTGGCCCGTGCTGGGCTTTCGAATCAGGCTGGGCCGTTTCCCCGACCGGAGCGCTGAAGCCCCAACGTGGGGCAACGTGCGCGGAACGTGGGCAAAGGAAAAGCAGCCCGAAGGCTGCTGGCGGGGAAGGTTCTGGAATCATGGAAGGCTCGCGTCCATGTTGAGGTTTCCGTCCTCGTCCTCTGAGAAGGTGATGGTCAGCGGGCCGTCGCTGCATTCGTATTTCATGTGATAGGGTTCTGTCCACAGATCGATCAGGCCGGGGCACTGTTCCTGGGCAAGGAACCGAATCTCCTCGGGGTCTTCACCGCTCCTGAATCGACGGTAGAGGGTGGAAATCGTAATGGCCTGCTGGTCACAGATGATGCGCCAGACCTCCTTGCCAGGACGGGTTTTGAAATCGGAGGCGAGCTTTTTCGGCTTCAGGGCAGCCCACTGATAGAGGCTGAAGGGCTTATTCATGAAGCTCAGAATCGCTTCCTCGGATCCACAGGATGAGCAGACCTCAATATCAGCCTGCCGACTCAGGGCATTCGTGTGTAAATCAGGTCTCATGGTATTTCTGCCGCATCGGGGGCAGAGTGTGTATATACCCTTCTCCTGTTCTGCTTTCAAATCAGCCAGGGCCTTCTTCATCCGTTCAGTCATGATGCTCACACTCCTCTGTCTGCTCCTGAATCGACTTAGTCTTTGCGGCTTCCCGGGCTTCTTTTCGTTTTGCGGCGTAACGCTGCTTATGGGCGTCCATCTGATCGGAGCTTCGGAATGCAGCAAAGCCGGTCAGGTGACCGAGGAGAATCTTTCGGGTCTCCTTGTGCTCTGCTCCTCCGAGGCCAAGCTGCACCAGCCAGTTCCGGCAGAAATATTTCATTTCCTCCGGGGTTGGTTGCAACAGTTTTGCAGAAGCGTGATGGGCGACCTTGCTGTGTTTTTCCAGGCGCATCAGGATCTCAGCGTAGGCCTGCCACTGGGTGGGCTGAGAAGGATCGTATGGGAAGGCCATGGTGATCTTTCCGTCCTCAATAGTGATGCCCTTGACGAAGCCTGCCTCGATCTCCTGGTGAAGAAGCTCCTGAATCTTTTCAATGGTGTCGGGCTTTTCATCTTGCAGGCGGTCGATCAGTTCTTCGTCAAGGGCAATCAGGTCGCTCTGGGTCATGGCAGCGATGAGTTTCTGCCGTGCATAGAGCGTTTTCAGCAAGCAGGTGAGGGCAAGCGGCGTGTAATCCCGAATCGGGATACTGACATAGGTTTCAGTGAATTCAAACTCAGTCGGTGTGGTGCCACCAGGTAGTGAAGCATCCTGTGCTTCATCATCTGCTGAAAGAGGATCCGCTTCTGAATCCGCAGGGGCAGGATGGTTCTCTTCAGGCTCCACGCCGATGGTTTCGTGGATGTAATCGTTCTCCAGCAGGAAGCTGCGGATAGCTTCGAAATCGTCGCCGTCGATGCTTCCATCCTTGTTGATTCGGTATGGGCCGACCTGGTAGGCACAGGATGGTACACCCAAATAGGTGTACGGCTCTCCGATCAGCCGGGAAAGCTCCTGCGCCAGTACCTTCCGGTTCTGGGTATTGGTTGGGATATTCATGTCGCCTGCTCCTCCTTCACTACCCGGTACACATCGTCGGCGAAAAAGTAGCCGGTGAAGGGATTGAACAGGGCATGACACTTAATGCCTGCGGGCGTCAGCACGATATAATCGTTGTCGCCGACCTGTTCCAGAATCTCCACGTCCTGCAGTGGGGCGCGATGTGTGCCATCTTTGTCGATGGACTGCAGCATTGCTTTTGCCATGGGGCAAGTCCTCCTTCTTTCAGGGTAGTGACATATACGCTCAGAAGTTGATGAAAGTCAAGCGTTTTGATGCATTTTTAGGAAACTATTGATATTGACTTTTGGACGCATTTTTGCTATCATTCAATGGAATCAAGGAAGGGAGAAATCCGATGTACGAGATTGAGTTTTACGAGACAGCGGATGGCGTGTCTGAACTATGGAATTTCCTTGATGATTTAGAACAGAAGGCTGAAACGAGTAAAGATGCCAGGATCCAACACAAACAGATTTCGTTCTATATTCAGCTGCTTAAAGATCATGGAACAAGGCTGGGCGAGAATATAACGAAGAATCTGGATGAGGATATCTGGGAACTCAGACCGGGAAACAACCGAGTACTGTACTTCTATTTTAGGGACAACAAGTTCGTTCTGCTGCATCAGTTCCGAAAGAAGACGCAGAAAACACCACGTAGAGAGATTGAGAAAGCAAAGGCAGAACGTGATGACTGGGTATCAAGGAAAGGGTGATTGTATGGCAACATGGGATGATTACAAGAAGCATGTCAGAGAAAAGAACCCCGAGATCGGCAAGGACATGGATGAGATTGAGGCCCTGTCTCAGATCGTAGGAACGATGATCGAGCGCCGACACGAGCTTGACCTTTCTCAAAGGGATCTTGCAGAGCTTTGCGGTATCCCGCACTCATCAGTGGCGAGAATTGAATCCGGCAAAAGCACGCCAAATCTGAACACTATGCTCAAGATATTCGATCAGTTGGGATTAACGTTCCGCATTGGCAGGACGACTGTAGCAGGTGCAAAATAAGAACCCGTTTGATCAATGCCGTCAGTGTTTCGCTGACGGTTCTTTTATTTTTCCCAGGGGAGGTTCTGTCGCCAGAAGTGGCCGAGGGACGCGGTCTTGGTGTAGTCGATATCTCTTAAATGCAGGAAGGAGATGATGCCGTTTGGGGTCAGGTCATAGTGCTCTCGAATCCAGCGGACCAGATAGCTGTAGGGCACTTTGCTGGTCTTGAAGGTTTCCACGGAGATACTGACCGGCTCTTCCACACCGATGGCATAGGCGAGCTGGACTTCACAGCGGCCGGCAAGGCCGTAGCGGAGGATGTCTTTTGCGATCTTCCGCGCCATATAGGCACCGGAGCGATCCACCTTCGTGGGATCCTTGCCGGAGAAGGCTCCGCCGCCATGACGGCAGGCACCGCCGTAGGTATCAGCGATGATCTTCCGGCCAGTCACACCGGTGTCGGCAAAGCTGCCGCCGTTCACGAATCGACCGGTGGGGTTGATCAGGAAGCGGAAGTCCTCATTCTGACTGTACTCCCGCGCAGCTGCCTTCATCACATAATGTACCAGCTGTGCCAGGTAGGCGGGAGGGACGTCGGGCACATGCTGTGTGCTGATGAGGAAGGTATCGATGCGGCGGTTGCTGTAGTCATAGGTGACCTGGGCCTTTGCGTCGGGGAGCAACGCGGGATGATTCGCGCCCTCCAGAATCTCGATGGCCTTGGTGGCCAGGGCAAAAGGCAGGGGCAGCATTTCCGTAGTCTCCTTGCAGGCATAGCCGAACATCATGCCCTGATCGCCGGCACCCTTCCGGTCTACACCCTGAGCAATGTCAGAACTCTGCCTAGAGATGTGCTGTGTCAGGACGAAGCTGTCGGCGATCTGCGGCTCATGCTGCGCCAGCTGATTCTGCACGATGGCCTGGTAGTTAGGAATGTGCCGGCAAGTGATCTCACCGGCGAGAGTGACATGATTATCCTTGATGAGGGCCTCTACAGCAACACGGCTGTTCCGGTCGTGGGTCAGGCAGTCGGTCAGGATGGCATCGCTGATCTGATCGCAAATCTTATCGGGGTGCCCGTGGGACACCTGTTCAGAGGTAAATAGCATGTTGGCCTCCTGTTCAATCTTCATTCGGTTTGTAGAAAGGGCATTCCGGGCAGGCACAGATAAGCTCGCCATCCTCAGAGATGTAGTAGTCATCCCCGTACCCGGTGCATTCGTAGCAGATATCGTCGTCCATGGAACGCTCCTTTCAGCGGACAGAAAAGGAAATGCCCTCGCTGAGGATGAGTCGGCGAGGGCAATACTTCAGGATTTGGCTTTGCATTTCTTTTCAAGGTAAGAATAGATACCCAGCATAACCTCCATGGCCAACGGGTGGTTCTTCCACTTACTGCCGACCAGTTCGCAGGCGTCCTTTGCGGCTTGCTCCCAGAAATGGAGACACTCAGGAGTACCGTTGGCGGGAGGGTCGTTATGGTCACGGAGAAAACGATAGGCATCGTTCAGGATGTCGTGTTCATCCTGGGGAATCGCGGGTGATTTCATATGCGCCTCCTGATGGGAGGGAAGGGAAAGACCTCTGCAGGTGCTGCCAACAGAGGTCTCTGTCCTATTTTGATGAGTGTATCATATCACGATGAGAAGGCGGGCATCAAGGGACATCACCGGGCATTTTTTCAGAATCCAAGAAGTTTTTGTATTCGATGCCTACAGTGTCCAGGAAAAGAAGGGCCTGAGTCTGTTTGCGGCGCACAGTACGGTCGTGAAGTTGCATGATCTCTGCGATCTCGCGCCATTCCCGGAATCCAAGATACCGGAGCTCTAGAATTGTTTTATCATCCTCATCCTCTACGTGCACGAGGACAGAGCGGATCTGCGCTTTTGCTTCTGTCAGTTTGCCCTCGGCTGCCTTGATCTCGTCTTTCAAATCGACAATCTTGGCAATCATATCCTCCATGCTGTGCACGTTCCGGGTGTGGCTGACCACATCCTGCTGCATATTGCAGCTGATGCCAGTGACCGAATCATTAAGACGATCCAGGATGCCCTGCTTTTTGATGATCTCTTTGTTCAGGTAAAAGGTCTGCGTGAAGAATTCTTTTGCTGTCAAATCAACGCTCCTGTCCACGGCATTTCGCCGTTGTAGTATTTCTCGGCGATTGCCTGCTGTTTCTCCACCGGCATGCTGGCGATCCTCGCCAGGGCACGGCGTGTATCTCGCTCGGCCATCCACCGGGGTTTATAGAAGGGGCACTTATCATATTGCCCATTGCAGCCCTTGCAGGTCAGCAGCGAGCATTTCCTGCCAGGCTTCAGGGCAAAGCATTTTTCGTTCATGGGTTATCCTCCGACGCTGAGAATACTGCGTGTTTTCAGATCAATGATTCGCTGATTCCGGCTTCCGCGAAAGGCAAGTCCGGCATCCTTTTCCGTTTCCAGGAAAGGCCCGTCTACCACAACATCGACGTTAGAGAGAAGAGGCAATGAGGCGACTTCTTCCAGACGGTTGCCGGTGTACAGCCAGATATCCTTATCTGGAAACTCAGCTTTCACCTTTCTGAGGAAAGGCAGTAGTACTTCCTGATTCTCCGGCTCCATGGGCTCACCGCCGAGAATGGAAAGACCCTGAATCCAGCTGGGACTCAGGGCTTTCAGAATGATATCTTCAGTTTCTATGGTGAATGGTTCTCCGTAATCAAAATCCCAGGCTTCCGTGTTGAAGCAGCCCGCGCAGTGGCGACGGCAGCCGGAGACAAACAGAGACACTCGGACACCGAGGCCGTTGGCGATGTCTGTCTTTTTGATGGTGGCGTAGTTCATGAATCCTCCTGATCGGAATGGCGAGCCTTCTGTTCAGCGATGGCTTTTGTATACACATTGTGGGATTCCTTCATATTCTGACCGCAGTAGAGCCAATCGTCACCCCGCCACACATGGAAGACCGGAGAACGGCCGAACGGGTTTCCATCCGGTCTGTCTTTGGTCACATAAGCAGCAACTTCGCCACAGCTGGCAAGCAGGTGTACTTCCTTATCCGAACCGAAGGAATCCAGCCAAGCCTGACGCATGTTTTTCTTTTCACTCACAGATGCAGCACCCTTTCCGCAATTTCCTGGGTCCGACCCTGGTTGAAATAGTTAGTGCCCAGATACCCACAGACACGGCGGCACACGTTCATGCGCTTTTCATCTCTGTTTCCGCAGTTCGGGCACTCCCAGATAAGCTTGCCATCTTCCTGTACAATTTGAATCTCTCCGTCAAAGCCGCAAACCTGACAGTAATCGCTCTTGGTATTCAGCTCGGCGTACATGATGTGATCATAGATATAACGCATGACGGCCAGCACGGCGGGAATGTTGTGTTGCATGTTGGGCACTTCCACATAGGAGATCGCACCACCGGGAGACAGCGCTTGGAACTCCGCCTCAAAGCCCAGTTTGGAAAAGGCATCGATGGGCTCTGTCACATGCACGTGATAGCTGTTGGTGATATAGTTCTTATCCGTGACATGCGGGATGATGCCGAAGCGACGCTGAAGGCATTGGGCAAACTTGTAGGTGCTGCTTTCCATTGGCGTGCCATACAGGCTGTAGGAGATGTTCTCAGCCTCACGCCACTGCTTAGTCTTGGCGTTCAGGAATTCCATCACCTTCACGGCAAAGTCATGACCGGCGGGATCGGTATGGCTGACACCCTTCATCCGGTACACACACTCGCACAGGCCGGCGTAGCCCAGGGAGATGGTGGAGTAGTTGTCGTACAGCAGCTTGTCGATCTTTTGGCCTTTGCCGAGCCGTGCAATCGCGCCATGCTGCCAGAGGATCGGGGCCACATCCGAAGGGGTACCCAGAAGGGTCTCATGCCGGATCCGCAGTGCCTTGTGACACAGCTCGGTCCGATCTTCCATGAGCCGCCAGAAGGCTGCTTCGTCTCCACCAGCGGAACAGGCTACGTCCACCAGGTTGATGGTAACTGCTCCCTGATTGAAGCGGCCATAATACTTGTGTGTTCCGTCAGGATTCAGGCCAACGGTATCAGGAGTGAGAAATGCCCGGCAGCCCATGCAGGTATAGACATCGCTGTTCTTCAGCTGCTTCATGATCTTGGCGCTGATGTAATCCGGCACCATGCGCCGGGCAGTACACTTGGCCGCCAGTTCCGTCAGGTACCAGTAGGGGCTGTCCTTGGTCATGTTGTCCTCATCCAGGACATAGATGAGTTTCGGGAAGGCAGGAGACACCCAAACGCCCACCTCATTCTTGATTCCCTGATAGCGTTGCTTGAGGGTCTCCTCAATGATCAGGGCAAGATCCTTCCTGGTTTGTCCTTCCGGCGTTTCATCCAGGTACATAAAGACCGACACGAAGGGCGTCTGCCCGTTGGTGGTCAGCAGGGTCTGAATCTGGTACTGAATCGTCTGCACGCCACGATTAATCTCTTTCCGGACGCGCATTTCCGCAATCCGATAGATCTCATTGTCAGAGCAGATGCAGCCGATCTCCTGCATTTCTTCCCGGACCTCCTTACGGTATTTCTGCCGGGATACATCCACGAACGGCGCGAGGTGTGCCAGGGAGATGGTCTGACCGCCATAGGTGTTACTGGCAACCTGTGCGATGATCTGGGTGGCGATATTGCAGGCGGTGGAAAAACTGTGGGGCTTTTCAATCAGAGTGCCGGTAATGACCGTGCCGTTTTGCAGCATGTCCTCCAGATTGACCAGCTCACAGTTGGAGATCGGGCCGGATACATAGCCCATGTCATGGATGTGGATCATACCCTCGTCGTGGGCGTGGATGACATCCTCGGGAAAGATGTAACGGCGGCAGATATCTTCGGATACCTCCGATGCGAGGTAATCCCGCATGGTGCTGTTGATGATGGGGTCCTTGTTGGCGTTCTCCTGCCGCGCGGTCTCACTGTCATGACGAAGGAGCGCCAGGATTTTTTTGTCCGTCGTGTTCCGCTCACGCAGCTGTGCGTGCTTAATGCGGTACTCACTGTAGTGGAGCGCCAGACGGGCATGATCCGCTTCGACCAGCTCATCGATCACCATGTCCTGGATCTCTTCTACATGGACCGGACGGTTGAGCTCGTGAATCCGGCGCTCGATCCTGCCGACGATAAAGCCGATCTCTATCTCAGACAACCGGTCCTTGGGATCGACCTCTTTATTGGCCGCATCAATGGCGGTGATAATCTTGCTGAAGTCATAGGATACTTCGCGCCCATCGCGCTTGATGATTTTCATTCGGATAGTTCCTCCATTCATGGGTTCAAGTCGGGTTCAATGCTTTGTTTTTGCAAAGCCCCGTGCTATATCAGCATCGACCTTTTCAATGACCTTCTTGGCGTCATCGGCGCTTTCCACCCGGTAGGCATAGCCGCCAGCAACGCTGATCTTCTTCAATGCACGCTTCTGCAATTCAGTCAGATGACCGCCCGGCAGCTTACACTCCATTCCGATGAACCGGCCTTTATAGCAGATGATGATGTCAGGAATGCCGGAGGTGCCGTAAAGCCCGCCGTGTTCCTTCCAGAAGAAAACGTCCTTTCCCAGGGACGTCAGGTAAGCCTTAACGGCCGCGACGATATCACGTTCAAGCAGATGAATCAGCTCCTTTTGCTCAATTACGGGAAGAAACACTCTCGTGAATCCTGGCCTTCACAGCATTCAGGAGGGCATCCTGCCCGGCGGCTTTGTCTTTGAGGGCACGCATGACCTGTTCGTCCATAGTGCCCTTGGTGATGAGATGATGGATGACCACGGTGTCCTTTTGCCCTTGCCGCCATAGGCGGGCGTTGGCCTGCTCATACAGCTCCAACGACCAGGTCAGACCAAACCAGATGATGGTGCTGCCACCGGCCTGCAGATTCAGGCCATGCCCGGTGGAAGCGGGCTGTGTCACCGCAATGGGTATCTTTCCTGCGTTCCAGTCAGCCATGTCCTGCTCTGTAACCAGTTGTCGGACACCGTTGGGGTTATCAGGGTACTTTCCGAAGCGCTCCTGAATTCGAGTCAGGTCGTGCTGGAAACTGTAGAGCACCAGGACAGGCTTTCCGTTTGCCGCTTCGATGAGATCTTCCAGCGCGTCCAGCTTTTGATTATGGACGACCTTCACGTTGTGGTACTCATCGTAGCAGGCACCATTAGCCAGCTGGAGGAGCTTGCCAGCCAGGGTCGCTGCGTTCAGCGCCAGAATGTCACCGTCCGCATAAGGGAGAAGCATGTCGCGTTCCATCTGCTTGTACAGTTTCATCTCCCTTGAAGACAGGGTTAGCTCCACCATGTTCTCCACACGCTCCGGCATGTTCAGGTGATCCGTAGCCTTCATGGACACACAGATGTCGGAGAGTTTCTTATAGATGGCATCCTCAGCACCGGCCTTTAATTCGTGCTTATAGGGCTGCCAACTATTGGGAGTGCAGAAATACAGGTCAATATAAGTGTGAAAGGTACGCCCGAGTCGAGCACCCTTGTCCAAAAGAAACACCTGCGGCCAGAGCTCCTCAAGGGAGTTGGGGGCAGGTGTTCCGGTCAGACCGATGACTCTTTTGAATTGTGATATGTCTTTCTTCAGCGCGGAGAAACGTTTGGATCGGTAGTTTTTGAACGATGAAAGCTCATCCAGCACCAGCATGTCGAAGGGAAGTCGGCGACCGGCATAATGCTTGACCAACCATTCTGTGTTTTCCCGGTTAATCACATAGATGTCAGCGCGTTCACCCAGAGCACGGAGCCGGTCTTTTTCGCTGCCGATGATCCGCTGCATCGTGAGCCCGGTTAAGTGTGCCCACTTAGCCAGCTCTGCTTGCCAGGTGTCGCGGGCTACACGAAGTGGGGCGATAATGAGTACACGGTTGACATCATACCAGTCGTGCATCAGGTGCTCGATGGCCGTCAATGTGATTACAGTTTTCCCAAGACCACAGTCAAGGAATAAAGCACATTGTGGATGCTGTTCTACGAACTCCACGCAGAATCTCTGATAATCGTGAAGGCTATTCTCGGAGAGCAAAAGGGGAGGACTATTGTTTGGTGGAATGATTTCTGACATTGACACCTCCTGCGATCGGTCATGGGGGCGGGTGAAGCGGCCCCGGAAGGTTGCCTTTGAGCGAAAATGAAACGGTTGGTAAACGGAATCCATATCGTGCGAATTATCAGTGGGAGAGTATCAGTAAGTGAAAATCTGGTACTCGGCTACATCTATTACCTCAGTTCTCCATCACTTATACCCCTTCACTCGAGAAACCTGTTACCATAACCTTTGAACCTTTATATTTCTCCTACGCGCGTGTATACATACACACCTTTTTTCTTTTTATTCATATTGTTTTCCTTAAGAATATATCAGTAACACAGTAACAAGCTTTTTTCCTTTCATATTATATGGGCATTATTACTGAGATGTGTTACCTGATCAGGTGCTCCGGGAACAGTAACAATGGGATTGATGAGCATCCGCTCATTTTGTTACCGCTGAAATGCGGCGGTAACAGCTGAGAGTAACAGATGAGAGCAACAGGATTAACACTCGAGATAAGGGGTTCAGGTTGAAGGCCTGAAGAAGCACTTTTGCACGCCATACGGGGTGCGCTGATTGACGGCAGGTCCGTTCTTCCAACCGATCTTAGCCAGGATGGACAGGATTTCATTACGATCGGATTTCCGGATCGCGCTGGGTTCACGGCCAAAACACTCCACCCAAACCTCAATGACCGAGATGCTGTTGCGCAGGATCGAGCCTTTCTTATCACCGCCCAGGAAAGGATCATCACGAAGGAATCCACGGCGGGCATTGATGTCCATCTTCATCCAATCATCTGGGATTAGCTTGTCCAGGTATTCAACGATCAAGCCTTCACGATCATCGGTTTCCATGGCATTGCGCTGAGCTGCTTTGGCGAGCGCCTCAATCTCTTCATCCAGAACAGGCTCTTCACCGTCGTTGTATAGATACACAGCTTCGGCCCAGATCTGATCAATGTCGCTCTTTTTCAATTCCCAGCTGTGCTTGGTGCCGCCGCCTGGCGTTTCAACAGGCCAAAAACGGCGGTTTCCTGTTGTATCGCGAAGAAAGCCCTGCTCATTGGTCGTGCCGAAGAAAATACATTGACGCGGGTGTTTGGTAGGGCGCTTTGCAAAAGCAGCACGATAGATGTCAACTTGCCTGGAGAGGAACGAACGCAGGGTTTCAACTTCGGTCTTCTTCAAACCGGCCAGCTCACTGATTTCCAGGATCCAGTACCCTTGCAGTTTCTCCGGAGCGGTTTTCCCGAGTCCGAGGTCAGACAAGGAAAAGGAATCTGAGAACCATTCTCCTCCCAGACGAGTAACGAGTGTGGATTTACCAATACCCTGAGGACCGGAAAACACCAGCATGGAGTCATGCTTGCAGCCGGGTTCTTCAATCCTGCGAACAGCGCCCACCAATGTCTTTCGGGTGACTGTGCGTACATAAGCGTTATCCGGAGAACCAAGATAATCGATCAGCAAGGTTTCCACGCGGGGAACACCATCCCAAGGAGGAAGGTGTGCCAGGTATTCACGGATGGGATGATAAGAGCGTTCATCGGACACCGTTGTCAGCGCGACATCGAATGTGCGCTCGGAGAAGTTGCCATATTCGCCGGTAATGTAGGTCACCAGCTGACTGTCATCTGCATCGCGCCAGAATTTACCGGGATGCTCCCAGGGGACTTTAGCGATCTCATCCCTGATCTCGATTCCGTCTGAAAGGGCGTTATACGAGATGCCTTTCAGTCGCGGATCATTGCGAAGGATCAGGAGGAGGTTATTCAGCGTATTCTTGACTTCGCCACTCTTGTCTACCTCCAAGTGACTCTTAATGGCTATGATCTGTTGCTCGATCTCTTCCTCAGTGAGAGGTACAGATGTATTGTTAGCAGGCGTTGCAGAGGGTTCGTCTGCTGCAGGTGTCCCACCATTATTATTGTCTTTCTTTGAGGTGCCCGGCAGGATGGAAAAGTCCAGATTGATCTCCGCTTTCCGGTCCGCTGCCAGCTGAAGCTTCGTGGCAGGATCCTTGGTCGCAAAGTCGGCCATGGCGGCAATGGAGGCCTTCTCATCCTTGATAGTCTTGCCATCCGGTCCGGTACTACCAGGGGCGAACAGATGCCAGCGTACCAGGTCGAAGGCGTTACACAGCTTCCCGGAAGCAGGGTCAGTGGCGTGATGGCTGAAAGCAAACTTGTCATCGTACACCACCAGGCCGCCGGTGGAGGTGCCGTCCACATAGGTGTAGCGGTTTTCCTGTGGGGTCGGATTATAGCGGTTCTTCAGGATGCCTTCCATCAGGTTGGAGATGGTGTGGGCGCGACAGAAGGCACCCACGACCCCTCGCTTTTCCAGCGGGTCTTCGGCCTTGCCCAGGGTCTTGCCTACATGCGTTTCGATTGGAGCAGTGGTAGGCCAGAGAGAAGCGTCATGCCAGTCAGCATAGGTGCCGAGGACTTCATCCGCATTGACGAACTTACCGGGGACGTAGTCGAAAACGAACTCGCCATCCTCCGGCGTGGAGGGCCAGTACATCAGGCGGGCCGCTTCAAAGGTAGTAGGATCGAAGCGGGAAAGCGTCAGCATATCGGCCAGCCTGCGGGAAATCGCAGCGTACTCGTCCGGCGTGACATCTCGGTTCAACGGGATGACCACGCGGTAACGGGGCTTCTCCGGCGTGTGGCTGTGGGTGGAGTACAGGGCATAAGTGTACGGGAAGGACAATTCGAGATCGGAGCGGAGCTCGGCGTCGCCGTTATCGCAGTCCAGGCACACGAGACAGCGATTGACGATGGAGGCATTGTTGCGCTTGCCGTTCCTCAGGTAGCCGCCAACAAAGCCGCCGATGTCCTTGATGGTATCGCGCTCGGCCTTGGGCAGATGGGCAAACTCAGCAACGGTCTCCCGGGTTCGGGTGGTGGAAGCAAGCTTATCCAGCAGCTCACTCCACGGGTACTCTTTGTTCTGCCAGCTGACAGCTTTTCGGCTGCGACCGACAGCGATCAGGAGCTTACGGTCCTCGGTTACTTTCATGTAGTTGGTTACCTCCAATTCTATTATTTGACGCGTTTTTGTCCAACTTGAAGGATAGAAAGGAGCCATGTCGAAGGTTGGAACTCTGCCAACTCGAAGGACGATTTTGAGCCAAATCGAAGGTTTTACTTGATTGTTTGCAAACAATAGGGTATACTAATGTGCAAGGAGGGGTGGGTAATGCAAGACTATAAGCCGCGTGTTGCAGATGAGCTGATTTCAAGAAGGCTGCGGAATAAAGGGGCAATCCTTGTTGAAGGTGCGAAGTGGTGCGGAAAAACTACTACCTGTGAGCAACAGGCTCATAGCATCTTGTATTTAAGTGACCCTGATCAGGCAACACAGTACATGCAACTGGCGGATATTAGTCCTCGAGTTTTGTTACGAGGAGAGAGTCCGAGGTTGATCGACGAGTGGCAGATGGCTCCTAAGCTTTGGGATGCGGTTCGGTTTGAGGTAGATCATCGACCTGGATTTGGACACTTTTTGTTAACAGGTTCGGCAGTGCCTGCTTCGATTGATGAAATCCATCATTCTGGAACGGGTCGTTTTGCCTGGGTAAAAATGCGTCCGATGAGTCTTTATGAGTCTGGAGAATCAACAGGCGAAATCAGCATCGGTTCCTTATTCAAGGAAGAGACAGAAGAACTATTTGGTGAGAATCATCTCAACCTTGAGGATATTACTTATCTGATCTGCCGTGGCGGCTGGCCACAAGCCACGTACCTATCTGGCGGAGACGCACTTGCTCAATCATTCGATTACTATGATGCAGTCGTTAGATCCGATATTAGCCGGGTAGATGGTGTAGCTCGCAACGAGGAGAGAGCAAAGCTCTTGATGCGGTCGTATGCGAGAAACCAGGGCTCTCAAGTTCCATACACATCTATTTGTGAAGATATAAAAGCGAATGATGATGTGGATTTGAGCAAGGATACTGTCGTGTCCTATACGAATGCACTGAAAAAGATCTTTGTGATAGAAGATTCCCCGGCGTGGAGTCCGAATCTCAGGTCACAAACTGCCATTCGTACATCTGATACCCGTTACTTTGTGGATCCATCTATTGCAACAGCAGCGATGGGCATTGGACCGGGGGATCTCTTGAATGATCTGAATACATGCGGCCTCCTCTTTGAAACAATGTGTATACGAGATTTGAGAGTTTATGCGGATGTTCATGATGGCAGCATTTATCACTTCAGAACAAAGAGTGGACTTGAATGCGATGCTGTGATGCATTTGCGTAATGGTTCATATGGCTTAATTGAGATTAAGCTGGGCGGGGATAAGCTGATAGAAGAAGGAGCGCGGCACTTGAAAGCTATTGCAGATAACATTGACATTGAAAGAATGAAAGCGCCTTCCTTCCTGATGGTTTTAACGGGAACGGGAACATACGCCTATAAAAGAGAAGATGACGTGCTGATTGTTCCGATTGGGTGTCTGAAACCATAAAACCGATGAGGGTATGCCTTGATGAAATCTCGTGACAGGAGAAAATAGATTATTAGAGATACCATCGATGCAGCGAGGATGAAAGGAATTACAGTATGATGGCCGATCCGATACTTCTTCAAATGAAATATGCGAGGATTGTCGAAGAGTTTGGGAAAATTGCCAATATCTCATGGGAGACTGCGCTGGATTTTTTCTACCATTCAGCCACCTATGAACTCATTCGAGAAGGCATTTCTGATCTGCATTGTCATAGTGACGGATATCTTGCTGAACTCCTACTTGAGGAATACAAACTGGACGATGCGGAAAGGGAAAAACGTCTGAAGGCACTCGACGAGATGACAGAAGCAGAGTTTAATGCCAGGATGGCCAAGGGATATACTGAAGCAATCCACGATGAATGTGTTTCCGTTGAAGAAGCTTTTGAGAAGCTTTTGCAGGAGATTGATCCTGGAGAGAAATAATTATACTTGGGCTGGTCGAAAGACCCATGTCCAACCACTACGGAGGGGAGACTCCCCATCTTTTCTCTTAATTGCAATCAAGAATCTCTTAATTACACGTTACTTTTAAGAGAAAACAAAGCCATTAAGAGTTTTTTTAAGAAAAACAGAGGCGTGCAAGACCCGACATGCCTCTTGTTTTTTTGCTCTTTTTTACCTTCTGCCCTAAGACCCGCGAGCCTCGGGATCAGCGGATAGGAATAGACTGACCGTTCTCGGTGATAACCAGCGGGCCTTTCGGAGTGCGGATAAAGGTGTGGGGTTCCCAGAGAAGCTTTTCGTACTTCTCCATCAGCTCATCGGGGAGGTCGTCCAGGTCTTCTTCGCCCAGGCCACACAGGAAGAACGAGCCCTTGATGGCTATGCCTGGACAGATATAACGGTTCCACTCCGTATCCTTGTACAGCCCTTCTTCGTCGCAGACAAGACCGACCGGGTCCTCGTCGAACGGGAAGATGACTTCGATGTAGCCGCCGACGGTCTTCTGCATGTCCTCGAGCGTGTGCGGGATCTCCGCGCGACGCGGGTGCTTATGGGGTTCGATGATCAGAATCTTCATGGTGAATGGCATCCTCCTTTTACCGTTGGTGAACCATACATCACTCTTTACTGGGAATAATGCAAGCGGTGAAGTGATAACAAAGTGTGACGAAAGTGATATGTTTTTCAGGTCTTCCTGTATGCCATGAGCTCGTCGCCAGCTGCCTTCAAGGGGAGATCTGGAGCCCAGGCTGGAGGAACAGCCATGATGTTGCAAACTTCATCCAGGCTGCCTTGCCCGATGGGTACTTCCAGGATGACTTCGTCGTGAACGTGGAACACAATGGGATAACCGGCAGCCTCCAGATTCAGCATGGCATTAGCCAGCAGATCACGGGCGATGGACTGGGTACAGTTTTCGACGAGGGTTGCTCCGTAGGTCTCGACCGGTTCCATTTTCCCTGTATTGTTGGGCATGTAGTAGCATAGGCTGGGATTTCCGAAACGGTTTGTAGTGTAGCCAATCCCGCGATAGCAAAGTGTCCGTCCACTGGGGAGCTTCATGAACATGCAGTTGTCTTTCCAGAACAGGGTAACCTTGCCGCATTGCAATGCTGTCTTTTGATCAACGACCCGACGAGCAGTACGATCCATGGCCGACCAGAAGGCTACGATGTGAGGATTAGCAGCACGCCAGGCAGTGACGATCTCGAGGAGCTCTTCGTCCGGCATGGTTGCGCCCATGTTTTTCATCGCGCCGACAGACCCGCCGTAGCCACAAGCCAAAGTGGCCTGCTTTCCTTTTTGCCGGTAGACATAGTTGGGATTTCCTTTCACAATGCTGTCGGCGGGCACGTGATACATGCGAGCCGCAGTGGCCTCATATATCTTGCCTTTTCCCCGGAATTCCTCCAGCACCCATTCTTCACCGGCAAGCCAGGCAAGTACACGAGCTTCAATCGCCGAGAAATCGGCCACCAGAAAGCGGCAGCCATCCTTGGGAATAAAAGCGGTACGGATGAGCTCGGATAATGTGTTGGGAACGGAACCGTAGAGCATTTCGATCAGATCAACATCGCCGGTCTTCACGATAGCCTTGGCGGCATCCAGGTCAGGAAGGTGATTCTGCGGGACGTTCTGGAGCTGAACAAGCCTGCCTGCCCAGCGTCCGGTTCTTGATGCGCCGTAAAACTGTGTGACACCATGGACGCGACCATCCTTGCAGACGGTACGCGCCATCGCTTCATACTTTTTGACGGAGGCCTTGCTCAGCTCGAGCCGGAGATGGAGCAGTTCCGCGACATCGCCTTTCGCGTCCTTGGCTTTTTCCTGAACGATCTTCTTTGCTAGGGTTTCCATGGGCATGTCCTGATCCGCCAGCCATGCTTTGAGCTGAACCACGCTGGAGGGATTCTCCAGACCGGTGATTTCCTGCGCACGCTGGTAAGCTTTGTCCGTGAACTCTTTATCCACAGCCAGCGCAGCCTTGACCAGGTGCTTATCGATGCGGACACCGCGACGGTTAATGATCTGATCCAGCGCGAACAGCTCCCATTCGGAATCAGGAACAGGGTACTTCTCCAGTTCCCGAACAACGGCACGCTCGGTCTCGACGTCCTGTTTGTTGTATTTCTTGTACAGTTCCCATTTCTCAGGAGCGTCACCAGGGAGGTTGCGGGTTCGTCCGCCGTTGGCCTTGGTAGGCTTGCAGGGAACGGAAAAGTAGCGGATCAGGTCTTTACCTTCCTCCATCTTCCGTTCGGTCACGTTTAGGGCGACGGCAACATCAGCCAGTTTTAAGGGCAGGGTGTTGTAGGATGCCATGATCATGCTGCATTGCCATTGATGAGGATCCAACCAGTGCCCGAGATGACGGGACAGGCAGACAATTTCAAAAGTCGCGTTATGGGCAATCTTGATGATATTCGGATCATCCATTGCTGAAATGAAATCGGGTGGGAGCGGTTCACCTCGGGCCAGATCAATCGTGATCAGGGGGGCATTGTCATAGCCATAGGTGGCCAGGAGGATCTGGAAATCTGATGCCTGAGCATAACGGTAGACGCCACCCTTCGGGAGACTCTCTGAAGAGTAGGTTTCAATATCCACAAAAAGCTGGTGCTTAGTAGTGGGTCCACGAATAAGTGACATGGTTTGTACCTCCGGCGAGTGTCAAATTGATAGTTGATTGTTTTGTGGAATTATCGTATGATCAAATTGAAACAAGGGAAGGAGGAAACGGCATCATGAGCAGGGTTTATACTGTTTCACAGATCAAGGCCATTCTTCAGCCTGTGTTTCAGAAGCATTGCGTCAGGAAAGCGATCTTGTTCGGCTCATACAGCAAAGGTCAGGCAACTCGTGATAGCGATGTGGATATTATGGTTGACAGCGGCTTACATGGGCTCGCATTCTTCGGCCTGATGGATGACGTGTGTGAGTCTCTCGACTGTGAGGTGGACATGATCGATACACGGGATGTTATTCCTGATTCCAGGATGGATCGTGAGATTCGCGATACAGGAGTCGTGATCTATGAGCAATAGTCAGAAATATGATCGCCTGGCATCACATCGTTGGAATGATGTGGTGCCCGGCTTTTTTGTTATGCTTTCAGCTGAGAAAGTCCTCATCATCATCCACATCGAGGGCATCGAACTCGTCCTCAGCGCGAAGACGGCCGTTCAGCGGATCGCCCTCATCCCAGAACTGAACATTCTGTAGACCGCAGGCAACGCCGCGATTCCCATTGGAGTTAAACGGGTACATGTTGATGCTGGCGCGGATGTAGCAGCCGGAGTACACGACTGAAGGATCAGTGATCGGAACACGCCTGCGATCGACCACACCGGGGCGGTCATCCGTGGTTGCGTTGATAAAGCAGGTGTTCTTGTACACCGGATCATCCGGACGTTCCAAGTCGCCATCTCGGAGAGGAGTCTTCAGGTTGGGCGGAATCTTGCCGCCCCACTTCGACTTGCCATTCTCCATGGCCTCTTTGGTGGCTGCTTCGATCTTTCCAATCGTATCCGTATCGCTCTTGGGGATGATCAAGGAGACGGAGTACTTGGCTTTATTGCCGTTCTGCCCGTAGGGCTCAAACAGGTGAACATAGGAGGCGCGGCACTTGCCGGTGATGACTTTCGTTGCCATTGTTTTATCCTTTCTGCCTTTCGGCATCATTTTAGAGAGTAACCAATGTTATAGGAATACAGTACGCTGACCCGACACACTATAGCCGGTATCGCTGTATCAGGCCGGGGGCGACCGGATCGGTAGGGCCGACGCCACTGCCTTGGACGGAATGCCAGAATAGGGAAGCATGGCAATAAAGTGATTCATAGTGTCACCTCAGTCGTCCGAACTGAAGTCATCGGCGGCATTGGATATCGGCTCACGCTTATCGGACAATGGTGCGAGTTCCGGTTTGCCTTCCGGCTTGAATACGTAGGGGCTGACAATCTCCTTGAAGGCTTTCCTACCGATGGCTTTTTCCAGATCGGAGATACCCAGCAGGGTAGTCTTGTAGATGTTCGTGTAGCCCGCCTCGGTGCATACACGGATGACATCAGCATCGGAGGTATACTTGCGTTTGGTCTGTGAAGATACCAGCTTGTACCCGGGCCAGGTCTTCCCTTTGACAGCCTGTGCGGTGGCGTAGGATACCAGATCCTCCACCCACTTGGTCAGGTTCTGTGCTACGGGCAGGATATCTGCGATCTCCTCATCTGTGAGGAGGTCAGCCTCCTTGAAGTCCTTCCGGGCCAGAGACATGTAGTATTCAGACCGTGCACGGCAGGTGAATCTTGCTTTGCAGAAGCGACAATGCTCACCGGCTTTGAACTCACCTTTACCGGCAATCGCGAGGGCAGCCTTTGGAGCTACTTCGGTTTCGGCCCAGTGAAGCAGGTCTTCCGGCGTGATCTCATAGGAAGATGTGTTATGTAGCCGGGGCTGGACGATGCTCATGCGGATGGCGTGAATATCATAGAGAGGGTCAAATTCCAAGAGACCGGCAAGGGCATAGAGCATGAGCTGGGGATTACGCTCAGCTTCCACACGCACGCCGCGGCCGCCCTTGAAGTCGATGATCTCCAGGACACCGTCGCCAACGATCAGCATGTCGCCTGTGCCGAAGCCGCCGGGCACGTATTCCGAGTAGTCCAGTTTGTGCTCCACCAGAATCAGCGGGTCCGGACATGAAGCACGGACGGCCTCAATGATTTCCACACAAAAGTTGACGTACTCGTCTGTAACCTCCTCGGCTTCTTCGGTGTAGAATTCATTATCCATGTGCTCCCGGTATTCCGTTTCCAGGATCGCCGGGTCGAGGTCCTGCAGGTATTTGTGGAGCTTTAGCTCACACAGTTCATGTAGGAAGGTGCCCTCCTCGGCAAACACTGTAGGCTGATCCTCGATCTTATCCGCCAGCAAGGCGGAGGGAGGACAGTTCATCCAGCGGTGTGCGCCGGAGGCTGACAGCAGCGCATGGGAGCGGTGAGCGTGGTCGATGGGCTCTGTTATTGGAAGGGCGGTGTCAGGCAATCGCTTCTACCTCCTTCTTGAAGGCAGCATACTCGGTCTCTGGCAGTTCGGGCAGCCGGTTCACCCCGTGCTTTGCCAGCAATGCTTTGACCTGGGCTTTCTGCTCCTTGGTCTTGGCCCTATCGGCGGTGAAGGCACGAAGTGTTGGAAGATCAAGAGCGGCTGCTTCATCGGCCTGTGCCTGGGGTGAAGATTTGGGACTGATGGATGGCACAGGTGCAGCGGTTGGAGCTGTGTCAGGAGTGGGCAGCGGGTCATCCTCAGCCAGGGCTTTGACGATTGTTTCGAGGTTTTCCGCGACAGCGCGGAGGCTGTCGGCAAGGTCCAGTAATAGCTTGGTTCGTGACATGTGTTCCTCCTTGATAGGAGATCACCATGAACAGGCAAGTGAGATCAGTAGCATCTCGTGGTGACCAGCTGAAGTGGGCGGTAGACGCCTGCCCAGCCAACGAACACCTGCGCCAGCAGGCAGCGGCATCCGATCTTGATGCGTTCCCAGACATATACAGGGAAGACAGCGGGCTTCTTGCCGTAGGCCTCCACCTGAATGATGTAATAGGTGCCCTGAGAGAGGTAGGCGGTCACGAGAGTGCCGTCATCGTAGCGGACAGTGAATTCCTCGATCATAGGATCGCCAGCTTCATGGTGATGCTCGATATACTCTGCGAGATCGCGGATCATGGTAAAGGGGTTGACGCGTTCGCCATGATTGTTGAGGCGTCTCATGTCGCGCTGGCCTTTTCGGGAAAACTCGACGCTGATCCTGAGATTGCTGGTATCGTACTTGCTGTTCATGGTGTACCTCCGTAATAGGGAGCGATGGCTCCGGTCGTTGTGGAGCCTGCGCTCCGGGGGTGGATTCAGTAGGATGGTGAGTGGTAAGCAATGAGCAGAGACAAAGGAAAAGAGCCGGGTGCTGTGCACACCTCGGCTCTTCGTGTGAAGGCTCACGAAAGCAGGGGTATGCCAGCTGCGTGTTACCCCTCTGAGCCGGTCTTCAGAGGGGATGAGCCTCTGCTGAAGACAGACTGGTAGTGGGGTGATCCGCAGGACATCCGCTGCCGCTCGCGAGTCGGCTATGGGATGGTCCGGTGTACTTCGTTTGGGTCCTCCGTCCTGGCTGGAGGAGTGACCGGCTGCTTGGTACGGTGATAGATTACCACAGAAATCAGAAAACCATGGTGTATTGACAATACCTCCTTATGGACTGACAATGAAACAAAATCGTAATATCGGCCGAGATGAGAAATGTCTGAAACCATTGTGGAATAAGGATGTTTTGCGATTTGTGGATCGATCGTGCTTGGTCTGTACGAGAATGGAAATAGCGACGTAAACCATTGTGAAATAAGGGATAGACGACAAAACTAAAAGGGGTATCGTTAATACCCCCCTCCAAAAACGAAACAATTCTGTAACCCTTGGCGAGCACCTTACTGAATTGATAATGCCATACATGCAGGAAAGCCCAAAAACAAAAAAAGCCAGCCAATCTGCAGTGATTGGCTGGGAGAGAATTCTCGGGTTTATATGGCTTTCAGGCGTACTCCCTGATCATCAAATCCTTCGACGATGGTTGTCAGGGGCTGAATGCCCGCTTCCACACACAGTCGGTTCACATGGGCGACTGACTGTTGGTAATTATTCTGGAGAAGGTATCTGTATACATACATTTCTTCGGTATCAAGGAACTTCGCAGGGCTGGCTTCGATAAACTGACTGCTTACCTGCGGGGGTAAGTGAAGCGCAATAGCGACTGCTACAACGGTCTGGATAGAAAAGGAAACGTGATTACTGTTGCGCATCTTTTTGATGGTTTCTTCGGACAGACCGGCTTCAATGGCCAAATCAATAACACTGATCTTTCGCTGGTCCATATATTGTATGAGAAGCTCGCCGAAAGGTTTCACGAACTGATGGGCTTGATTCATTTCCTCGCGGATCTTCTTACGCATCTCCAGGCCATCTGCGGTAACCGGCGAGGAACCGTCTTTGTTGACATAATGAATTGTTTTCCTGCCGCGTCCGTTGGAGATATCCCTCTGAAGAACGCCATTGATAAACCGCTGGAATCCAAAGGCATAATCCTCTTTGAAGACCAGGCAGCAGTCGGACATGTGCATCCGCGCTTCACTGGTCAGATGCAGTTCACCCTGTTGATCCTGAAAAATATAAGCACTGTCGTTCAGACAGAAGACGCCGCTCTCTCTTACGTATACGAATCGGCCTGTATCAAGTACTTTGCGGAATTCAGGGTTTCGGGCGTACTCTTTGATGGCTGAGACTTCGTCGATGATGTAGGTCTCATTTTTCTCGAGCTTCGAGATATACGAGGGCACCATGCTGCCGTTCACGTATTTCATAATGCCGTCAACTTCTACATAGCCGAAATCTTTCAGACGGGATTTGGCCATTGTCTTTGTTGTGCCATAGAATTGGGCCATATCGTCAATCAGTTTCCGGATATTCTGGAGATTCCTTTCCCCACCGTAGCTCTGAAGCAGTTTTTCAGCGTGAAGCCTCCCTGTGTAGTCAGGGATCATGATATAGCGGGGAAGGGTATTCGCCTGAATCTCCATTCTTGTGATCGGGGAGGCGGCATCCTCCTGATCGCGCAGGCGTTTGCACAGGTACGAGCAGTAGTCATGACCATGTGTTTTTTGGAGGACGAGAAAAAAATGGCCCAAATCGTAATGCGTTAACTCATGAAGAAGAGTCGGTCCTTTAGCTGCAGGATGGGAAATGATCTCCTTGTTAATCAGAATCCTTCCGGGCATGACCAATTCCGTCGTGATCTCGCCGGTATCAGGATGGACGATGTCGGCGACGCCATATGAAAAGTAGTACTCCCCGAGTGTAGAGATATCCTTGAATTCGGCGACCTGATACTTGAGCCCTGTTTTACTGAAGAATTCCTCAATGTCGATGGGGACGTCATTCTTGATCGCTTTGGGAAAACACTTTTCCAGGTACCAGTAGGAGAGCCAACGGTACGCATCGTCTGACATAATAGGCAGAAGGTACTTGTCGAGGAAGAAGTCCTTAGGATGCAGTGCATGGAGGCTTTCTTGTTGATCCAATATAACCCGGTCAAAATCGCATAGCAGGTGACAAAGACGAAAGTCGAATTTGTAACGCAGCCACAGGGTGGGCGTAAGGCTTATCCGCCGAATATCACGAGCACAACCCTGCCTGACGATTTCCAGTTTGATCCTCGTCTCACAGACAAGCTCAACCTTAAAATCTTCGACAGGCTGTGAAAAGACAGACTCAATGCGCATGATTCTGAGACTATTGACCCATGCGCGGGACACTTTCCAGCCTTCTTCACACTGATAGAATTCTTCAGGATAATTCCCAATATAGGTTTGAAGGTCGTTTGAAAAGTTACGGTGGTATACTTTCGTCAGGACATCGATGACAGTGTAGGCCTTAAATGTATCGTCGATTTTCTTACTATAAACCGACTTCATCTCTTCCAAAGTACGATGCTGTGCCGGGTTAACCGCGTGGGGACTTTGCAGAATGGGTGCTTCGTTCATTGTCTTGGCTCTCCTCAAATCGTCTAGGTCATCAGCGCCGTTATGGTCAGCTCCGAACGCAGATGATAGGGAAATCACCAAAAACCAGGGTTTGTGATCTGAGCGGATTATATCACAGTAAAATACGGATGTAAACAGAAAAAGTTTGAAATATATGTTGCAAAACGTAAATTTATGTTGTATAATGCTGACGGTAAGTGTCGGGGACTATTTGCCCCCATGAGCGAATGTTCTTATCTTGAGCCAAAGATTGGGAGGGTAAATCAATGGCGCGAAGAGCAATGAGTACGACCACACAGAGTGTTGGTGGGATTTACGATATGAAAACAGGGTCCTTCCTGCAACCGACGCTGCCGGTTGTCTGTGCGCGGATCAAGTACTATCGTACAAAGCAGGGAATGGAACAGAAGCAGCTGGCAGAATTGATTGGTGTTAAGCCAAGCGCCGTCAGCAACTGGGAAACGGGACGCTCACGCCCTGATGTTAATCTATTGCCGGTGATATGCAAAACACTTGGTATTACCTTAAATCAATTGTTTAGGATCAATGATCCGTTACAGAACTACAGCGCAAAAGAGCAGCTGATGATGGAGAGATTCCGTGAGCTGACTCCCCAAAACCAGATGGCAGTAAAAAAGCTAGTCCAATACTTGCAGAAAGCGCAGCAGATGGAGAGCCTGCCAAGGTTCAAAGAGCTTTATAGCTTCAGCAAAAGCCTTGCGGCCGGTGTGGGCGATCCTACTGAGATTGAGGATGAAGGAGAGCCTGTACTGCTGATCTCATCGCCAACGATTGAACGTTCTGACTACGTTTTCCGTGTCAATGGTGAGAGCATGGAGCCCACTTTTCATGACGGGGATCGGGTTCTTGTCCAGAAAGCTGAGAACGGTCCCGATCTGAAATTTGGTGAGATTGGCGCATTTATGTTTGGCAATGAACTCTTCATCAAGGAATACACAGAAGAAGGGCTGCTCTCCCATAATCAGATGTTCAAATTAATGAAGTTTGACGAATATGAGGGCGTATACCTGATTGGCCGGGTTATTGGCAAGGCCGAGGACAGCGATTTTGCGACGCCGCACCAAGTGCAGCTCTATCAGGAAATGCAGGATGAGGAGTTTGCGAACGCCTAACAATAAATGTCGGACTCCATGCAACACAAACAATTCCCTGGGAGAGGTCAACATGTCAGATTTCATTGATTTGACGGAAACAAATACAAGACTTATTACAACCGGCATCCCATGGTTTGATGAGATTCTTGACAGAGCCCTGGTGGATTATACTGAAGCGGTTCATATGCTCTCTGCTATGCCCGCATCCTTGCTACTTCAGTTTAGCGGTGGAGTGGCGAATGGGATACAGAGCACTGACCCAGGATTTGCCCGAGAGATGCACGAATGCTTATCGACAGAGCGAGGCCGAAGCACAGAAGTGCAACTGGCGGAGCTTGGTGTAAAATGCCTGTTAAGGCTTAACTTGATGGAACAGAGAACAGTCAAAAGAATTGTGTCCTCCAGCATCAATGGCGGGATAAGCATTGCTTCTTAAGAGTGGCATAAGGGCCTAATTCTCGCAAGGTTTCTAATATTTGCAAAGCAACAACCTGTCGAAAAATAGGTTTTCAACAGGGCTGTTTGCTATACCCAAGTATCAAAATTGGAGGTGAAGCTGATGTGTCTGTCTACATTGCGATCGACATGAAGTCGTTCTATGCCAGTGTCGAATGTGTGTATCGTGAACTTGACCCATTGAAAGCTAACCTCCTGGTGGCAGACCCGACACGTTCAGACCAGACGATCTGCCTGGCAGTTAGCCCCTCCCTGAAGGCCAAGGGGGTGCCGGGGAGACCGAGACTCTTTGAAGCGAAACAGGCGATTGCCATGTGGGAGGCGCAGCACCACGAGAAGATTTCCTATCTCATTGCGGTCCCACGTATGGCGGAGTATGAGCGGGTATCGGCGCAGATCTATTCCATCTTCCTCAAGTATGCTGCGCCGGAGGACATCCATGTCTACAGTATCGACGAAAGCTTCATCGACTGTACGCCGTACCTGCATTTGTACAAAGCAGAGGCAGAAAAACAAGGTGTGGAAGCTGCTCATGTCATGGCGATGACGATGATTCGGGCAGTGCTCAAGGAAACGGGAATCACTGCCACTGTGGGCATTGGTACCAATCTCTACCTGGCAAAGGTAGCCATGGACATCGTAGCCAAGAAGGCTCCGCCGGATAAGGACGGTGTCCGGATCGCGGAGCTGAACGAAGACAGCTATAAATTCCTTCTTTGGGATCATCAACCGCTGACCGACTTCTGGCAAATCGGCCCTGGAAAGGCACGCCGGCTGATAAAGTCAGCTATGTACACCATGGGGGACGTGGCAGCCCGGTCCCAGTTCAATGAGGAGTGGTTCTATAAAACCTTCGGAATTGACGGGGAGATCCTGATCGATCATGCCTGGGGCGTAGAGCCGGTTACAATGAAGGATATCAAGAGCTACAAGACGGATAGCCACAGCCTCTCCAACGGTCAGGTGCTTCCCAGACCATATGAGTACCTGGAGGCGCGTAATGTCTTTCTGGAGATGATCGATGTCCTGTGTGCTGATATGTATAAGAAAAAGCTGCTGGCTCCGGTCTTCACCTGGTGGGTGAGCTATGATTACAAGAGCTTGGAAAAGGTGCCAAATTACGACGGACCGGTCGGCGTCGATTTCTATGGCCGATTGCATCCGTGCCATAATGGAGGAACTATTAACCTGATTATCCGTACCAACAGCCCTCAGAAGATTTCACCAGCCATGGTGGCTCAGTTTGATGCTAAGACAGACCACCGTCTGCTGTATCGGCGATTGGGTGTGTGCGCTAACGATGTAACGGTAGATGACGGCTGTATCCAACTGGATTTCTTTACGGATTACAAGGCATTAGATAGGGAAAAACGGATCCAGGGCGCGATGCTGGAGGTTCGGACACGATTTGGAGCGAACGCCGTTTTTACAGGGAAGAACCTGATGGCAGGCGCGACAACGTTGGAGCGTAATGAACAAATCGGCGGCCATCGTGCTTGACCTATAAGATGGAGGGGGTGTTATTGTGATTGGCTACATGGCTATGCCTGCAGATTTCAAGTATAAGAGCATATTTTTGAAGGGACAGCCTAAACACCAAGACATGGACGCCTTTCGCTGTAAGCACCCTTCTATGGAGCACGGTCGGCGGGCCAAGATCTTTGCTCCCTTCGATGCTTTGAAAGGCTTTAGCGAAGCGGTCGCATCAAAAGAAACGCTCTATGAAAACCATAGGGAACTGGATGATGAAGCCAAGGAATTGATTGATCAGCGGCTGGGAACGCTGCACAGGCTGACCATCAATAGCAGGACGGCACGAGAAAACAAGGTGATGATTACCGTCACGTACTTTGTTCCCTGCACCGATCCGACCAATGCGGCCTATGGTAGCCGTGGTCAGTATGTAAGGCTCACAGGTATCTGCCATAGAGTTGGACTTCATTACTTATACGTTGGCGTGGAAAAGATTCCATTCCAGGACATTGCTTCCATAGAGGGAAGTGTATTCAAAAATGAGTGGGATGAGTACTGCGAATATGACAATCCCGATAGAGGTGATGACTCTTGAGTGATAAACCGGGATTGGGGCCAAGCCCTGTAGAGGTCAAAGCAGCGCAGAAAAAGCTGGCTGCACTGACGGAGGGAGAACGACGAAAACACCGGTGCTGTTTTGCTGGCCATAGGCCAGATAAACTCAAACGCCCGGTGGATGATGTGAAGGTGGACCTGGAGAATGCCATCATGGCGGCGATTGATGAAGGGTACACCACGTTCATTACAGGAATGTGCTGGGGTGTTGATATCTGGGCTGGAGAGATTGTGAACCGGCTGAAGAATCAGTATGAAGGCATTAAACTGATAGCAGCGGTTCCGTATCCGGAGTTTGCAGAAGGATGGTCGCCTGATTGGCAAAACAAGTATAAACGGTTGCTGCATAATGCTGATGCCGTCAAGGTGCTTTCCCGGGAATACAATGAGGCAGTATTCCAGATGAGGAACACATGGATGGTTGACCATAGCGCAAAGCTGATAGCAGTGAGCAACGGCCAGAAAAGCGGTACACAGAACACGATCTGGTACGCAAGGAAGCAGAACGTATCAGTAACAACCATCAAAGCATAAGGAGGCAAACAACATGGAAAAATACAATAAGATAGTTTGCGGCTTCTGTGGAAGAATCGAATATGAAGGGTCGGATCCCGAAACTGGTCTTTGTAAAGGATACACAGATGAGAAGGCGGTAAACTCAGTTGATCTGGATGAATTAACAAAACGTAGAATCTCATTATCCTTAGAAAAGGTTGGCCAGCCAAGTTTCGATTGGCAGCTCCAGATTGTAAATAGCACAGGCATTGAAGCACCAACGGTTGCCAAAGTCTGCCATTGCGAGAGCGAGATACATGAAGCGCTTAATAGCCATTATGATCCATGCCCATATAGAATCGGTGAGCTGATAGCGGAGTTATCAGGAATCAAGCTAGAAGAAATCTTCAAAGTGTTACAGGCGGAGTTTGTCATGGAATATGAGCAAGCAGAAGAAGACATATACATATGAGGTGGACGCATGAAGAAAATCCCAACCCTGTTCCATAGGGAGTTTGAAGGCCACAAAGTGGTTTCTGTCGATCCAAATGTCATGCCAGGGCTCGAATGGGTCCTGGCCGGAGAGGGCGTCGCGACGGAGAAGATCGACGGTGCCTGCTGCGCCGTGATTGACGGCAAGTTCTATAAGCGTTATGACGCGAAGAAGGATAAGCATGGCAATCTGAAGATCCCGCCCGCCGGAGCGATTCCCTGTGACGATCCTGACCCGGTGACCGGCCATTGGCCGCACTGGTTGCTGGTCGATGAAAGCAATCCCGCTGACCGCTGGTTCATCGATGCATATGAGCGGACTTCCTGTGGTGAGCAGCTGGAGGATGGCACCTATGAGGCGATCGGTCCGCACTTCCAGACCAACCCCTACAACCTGGACTTTGATGTTCTGCAACGCCACGGGACTGTTGTTATCGATTTGCCCGACCGGAGCTTTGAAGGAATCAGGGAATACCTGAGGACACATAACATAGAGGGCATCGTCTTCTGGAAGGATGACCAGCCCCGGTGCAAGATCAAGCGTAAGGATTTCGGCTTCAAGTGGCCGGAGAAGTAAATATCCTCTGCATCCCAAGCCCCCAATCCGGGGGGCTTATTTTTGTGCCCTTAACGCGCACCGGTAATCAATGAAAGAACCAAAAAAGATAACAGAAACATAAGAAATGCACGCCCTCAAAGGGCTTGATTTATCTCGAAAATCGAGCAAGTATGACACGATCAATTTACGGAAGCGCCAGTGAAATGAATGGCTTCCGACAGAAGAAGGACGGTGGAAACATGGGTATTATCAGAGCAACGACAAGGCCGTATCGTTACACAAAGCTGGAGCAGACGCCACCCGTCATTCCTGAATTGCAACCGTTGGAGGTAGGAATGATCAGCTTGACCTTCAGGGTGGCGGGAACGGGGTATTGCCTGGGTAACCATCAACAGAAGAAGATTGTGAGCATTCTAACTCCGGCCCTGGGTGAAAAGGCAACCTACGTCCGCGACTATGTTACCGCTGATAACCGAGGGTTTTATACCTGGGGCGCTCAGTACGTTTCGACGGTAGATGGGCCTGTTACGACCAAACGCGCCGACATCACGCTCAGCGGAAATCGGATTCAGACCGGGAGGATTCCATTGATGCAGATGGGAAAGGTCAAGCCCATGATCGAGAGCCTCAGTGCAAAGGGTCTCACTCCAGAAGGAGAGATCTTTATCTCATACTATCCGGTGGTGACCGAAAACACAAAACCGGTTCAGCTGCTGACCAACCTGATGAACATCCTGGAGGCAAGGCGCTCACTCATCGAACAGGCGCTGTCGCTGAAAGAACCGTTGGAAATCTACCTGGCACCCGGTAATGGATTGGCACTCAGTATCTCGCTGAGTGCTTTTTCATACCCTGCCATCGAGGCGGCAGCCTTCCTGATCGAACAGGCCTGCAAGCTGGCACAGAGTACCGGGAAGGCCAGGATGAAACCCTGCGATGGGACAAACCCAAAGTACCAGATGCGCTCCTGGCTGCTCAGGCTGGGCTTTATCGGAGAAGAGTACGAGCGCCCGCGCCGGACCCTTCTGGCGGGGCTGGAGGGAGATACAGCCTTCTTCACTGCCGATCAGAAGGAAGCGTACATGAGCAAACGACGGTCAAAGAGCCTGCAGGAGGCTGTGTAAAAAGAATAGGAGAGACACTTCATTGAAGAGACGTAACTTAGATGCCAAGAAGGGCATGGTGGAAATAACCCACTATGAGCCGCTCAAACGCGAAGACCCAACAGGTAAGAAAAGGGTAGCTGCGTACTGCCGTGTCAGCACACTCGAAGAGGAACAGGAGCTTTCCTACGAAACCCAGCGGGCCTACTATGAAGAGCTCATCGCCCGAAATCCTGACATGGTCTTTGTAGGGGTTTATGGGGATCAGGGACAATCGGGGCTCCATACAGACAAGCGTGTCCAGTTTAAGCAGATGGTTCAGGATGCTCTGGACGGTAAGATCGACGTGATCATGGTCAAGTCGATCAGTCGATTTTCGAGGAATACGGTTGATTGCCTGAGTATTCTCAGAAAGTTCAAGGAGAAGGGTATTCAGGTGATCTTCGAAAAAGAAGGCCTGAATAGTCTGGACCCTCAGACAGAGATGGTGCTTTCCATCTTCTCGGCCATCGCTCAAAACGAGTCAGCGAACATCAGCGAAAATGTAAGGTGGGGCTTTCTGAACCGCAACAAGAGCGGGAAACCTTGCCGCCTCGCTCCATACGGATACAGAAGCCAACGCCAGTTGAGAATGGCGGGAATAAAATCACCTGCAGATCAATCGAATGCCGCCGATGAGGAGGGTCAGAACACTCCTTGGGTGATAGAGCCTGAAGAAGCGGAACGCATAGAAATGATGTTTATGATGGCGTCGCAGGGATTCAGCATTACACGGATTGTAAAGATGCTGAATACCCTGGAGAAGCATAAAGGTACCGACTACAAATGGAGCAATGAACATGTGGTGAGCCTGCTGCGGAATGAGGCATACCGAGGCGATGTGCTGACTGACAAATCGGTTCAGCCGGATTACCTGGTGAAAAGGCGCACCAAGAACAGAGGGCAGGCGAACCAGTACTACATTTCAGATCATCATCCGCCAATTGTTGAACCAGTGGTCTTTGAACGAGTACAGGAATTGCTGAAGAATGACGTCTTGTTTGCCAACAGGCCTGTTGAAAGGCAGGCTTATATGGCGGCCCACCCGGAAGTAAAAATGACGGGTGCTGAAATGCATGGGACAAGAAGGAAAGCACAAGTGGCGGCCCTGTAAGCATCCGAACACGCAGCTGACGGGAAATAGCTGAGAGCAGCGTAGGAATGATCTGGGGAAGGAGGACAATCCTTTGAGCACCAACGTATACAACGACATCATCAACAAAAGTGAATCGGGGGATAGTCCGTCCAGCAAGCCACAGCTGACTGTCATTAAACCCGTAAAGCGTAAACAGGGCACGATCAAAGTGGCTGCCTACTGCCGCGTCAGCACAGATATGGAGATGCAGCAAAACAGCCTGGACACGCAGATGGAAGCTTACAAGCGGGTTATTAGCGAGCATCCGGGCTGGGAGCTATCAGGCATCTACGCTGACAAGGGTATCAGCGGCACACTGGTGCGTCGGAGAACAGAGTTCCTCCGGATGATCGAGGACGCCAAGAATGGGAATATCGATTACATCCTGGCCAAATCGATCAGTAGATTTTCCCGAAACACAGTGGACGCGCTGTCATACATCCGGCTGCTGAAGGATATTGGCGTTTCAGTCTATTTTGAAAAAGAGCACCTCGACACAGGCTCAACTACTTCTGAGCTGATTTTGACGATCCTGGCCGCAGTAGCGCAAGAAGAGATCATGTCAATTTCCAGCAACCTCAAAATGGGCAGACGTATGCGAGCTGAGGCTGGAATGCCTGCGTGGTCGCGTACCTACGGTTATAGGCTGGAAAAGGTCCACACGGGTGGGAAATACTCGGATAAAGCCGCGGAACAATGGGTGATTTGCGAAGAAGAAGCCAAGGTGGTCAGGAGGATTTTCCAGGAGTTCATCGAGGGCTGGAGCACTACGGAGATTGGTAAACATCTCAATGAAGACGGTGTACCCACAGCAAGAGGCTATGGCGAATGGGCATCCATGACGGTGTCCCGTATTCTGAGCAGTGAAAAGTACCTGGGGGATGTGCTGATCCAGAAATTCTACATCAAAGACCCGATCAAGCATGTCATGGTCAGAAATAAAGGTACAATTACGCAATACTACATCAAAGACCATCATCCGGCCATCATAGACAGAGAGACGGGGGAGATCGCCAAGAAGGTCGCAGCCCTGCGTGATAACCACAACGGCACGACCCAGTACCCCTTCTATGGCCTGCTGAAATGCCCGTTTTGTGGCGAGAACATGGTGCGGGCACCTGTCTACCTACATAATCGGTACTATGTATGGACTTGCGGCGGGAAATCGCCGGCTGAACCGGTGAATGTGGATCAGACGAATGTGGGAACAGTCAAAGAGGAGGAGTTATCGGAAGAGACGGTAGGATTCACCCGCGCTGCGCGAAGCCAGTGTCAGCCCTATGGCATATCGGAAAAGAGTATCCTGGAAGCCATAAGAGCCGCGGCTGAGGCGGCAGGGAAGGACATCAGAAGGGAAGGCGAGGAAGGTGTAAAGCAGGATACCATCGGGAAAAACAGCCGTAGTCGAGGACGCGGCAATCAGGTCGGAGCCATGAAGTATTCTGTCCTTAGCTACAAAAAGCTGGTGGCTGAAGTGAGCAGCATAACCATTCAGCTATGGGACCAGCTTATCGTGACCTGGGCAGAAGGCGATTCAACCGCAGTACAGTTGAATTGGGACGAGAGCAAACTTCCGAAGCCGGATGCCGTCGTGGATACCGACGCTATTGCAAAGATGGTGGCGAAAATGACGGATGACATCCAGAATGCCATCATCGAAGATGGAGAACTGGTCCCGAAGGTTTACGGTTTCGGATCAAAACGATTTAAAGAAGAAAAAGATAAATAGTTCAGTGATCTGCAAAAGACATGCGACAAATCCTAAGCATGTGATTAAATCCATATAGGCGATTCGTTTAAGTCTCGCGAGCAGGCTGAGAAATGCGGTAATATCAAACCGGATTCGAAGCAGGATGGCCACAGAGCACTGGACTCCTCAGTGTCTATGAGAGGGGATGAAGTGTCGTGGCGGCTGTCAGTGAGATTGGGGCCAAGAAGGATAAAAAGAAAGTAGCAGCGTATGCCCGCGTCAGTACGCTGATGGAACAACAGGAAGAGAGCTATGAGACCCAGCGGAAGTACTATGAGACGCTCATTCGGAATCATCCAGAGTGGGAATTCGCGGGCATATTTGCTGACCGGGGAATATCTGGAACCCAGGCAGACAAGCGAAAGGACTTTATGCGGATGATGGAAGCGGCTCGTAATGGCAAGATCGACATCATTCTTTGCAAATCGATTTCAAGATTCTCCAGAAATGTTGTGGACACACAGCACTGTGTTCATGAACTGAAAAGCCTGCATGTGGAGGTGCTCTTCGAGAAGGAGGGCATCTCCTCTTTTGATGGCACCGCAGATATGATCTTCTCAATCATGGCGTCCGTGGCAGAGATGGAGAGCAGGAGCATTTCGGAGAACGTAAAATGGGGTGTGAGGCGTAGGCAGGAGGCAGGTACCTTTCACGTTGGCTCCAATCATATGCTGGGCTATGATGAGATTGACGGGAAGCTAACGCCCAATCAGGATGCCTGGATTGTGAAGCTGATATTTGAAGAGTATGCACAAAGGATACCGATCAGCGACATCATTAAGCACCTGAGCGAAAAGGGCGCAAAACGGATGCGCTCGAAAAGGCAGTTTACGATATCCTCCATTTACGCAATTCTGGAAAATGAAGCGTATATCGGTGACAGGAAATATCAGAAAGCGCCACCGAAGAATTACTTGACGCACAAGCCGGATTCCAAAAACACGTATACAAGCAAATACCTCTATGATGAACACGAAGCGATTGTGCCGCCGTATTTATGGAACGCAGTCGTGGAAAGAATGGAAAGGGAGCGGGCTGAAACAGAAAAAGGCATCAAGAGAAAGAGCAATTCTCATTTCCTTTATGGCAAGGTGATCTGCGGGGAATGTGGAGAGCCATATAGACGGCATGGAGCCAAAGATAAGAATGGCTGTTACAAGACCTGGCGCTGTCGAGGCCGAGTCAATGGAACCGGCTGCCAGGGCCGTCACATCAGAGAAGATGAGCTGATGGCAGCCATTGTTAGGAAAATGGGGTGGGATAATGGTGTTTTAACTCCAGAGGGATTGGTCACCTTCGATGAAATAGAATTCGAGGAGTCTGTAGAGAAGGTGATTGTGAAACCGGATACAGTGAACCTTGTCATGAAAAAGGGATGGGAACGGAAAATTGCTGTGTGAAGAAACGCCTTTCCCAAGAGCAGAGCCCTGATGGTCTGTCCCAGATATATCAGCTTCATCGAAGACTTACGATCTGGGATTAGAGCCGTAATTTCTTGACAAATAAGGGCTTGGACAATATAATAATCATGAGCTGAGTGAGGTTTGACCACTTAGCGCAAGTAACGGATCGGAGGTGAGAACATGGCTACATCGAGCATCATTGAGAACATTCGCGTGAACAACCCAAAAGTTCTGATGGAGTATGTTGATGCTATGGAAGAGCACGCGAAAAATACACATCCGCGCACCGAGGATGAGCGATCAGGAATGATTACAGATCGTGAGAGAACAAGGAAGTTCATGGCTAAGGTTCTCGCGAAGAAGGAGATCAAGAAATGACAGTTGGTGTCTGGAACATTCTTGATCTCAACGAAGAGGCAGGCGAGGAAGGAATTAATGCGCTGGTCTCAGATTTTACAACAGCCAGAATGAATGAGGATGGGCTGACAGAAAACCTGAATCCAGACATCGAGGAGTTTCTAAAAAAAGACGCACTGCAATTTGCCAAAGAGAAGAAGTCCATCACATACTTGGTTTGCGATGAGGACGATGGCAGCTTGCTCGGGTACTTTACGATTACTCATAAAGCCGTCGAAGTCCCCCCTGATGGGCTGAGTAAAACATATATCCGGAAAGTGGAGCGTTATGCGCAACTGCATAAGGAATTGAACTCCTACATCGTTTCTGGCTTCTTGATTGCCCAGTTCGGCAAAAACTATGCCGTGGATGACGGAAAAAGAATCTCGGGCAGTGAACTGATGCGTTTATGCAACAAGGAATTGTATGAACTACAGCACAGATTAGGTGGCGGGTTAGAGTATCTTGATTGCGAAGCACATGCTGAGTTGATTGACTTTTATGAGAAAAAACAGAACTTTCGCCTGTTTGGAGAACGCATCAGCGAAAAGGACGGGAAAAGGTATTTACAGTACATGAAATTCCTTTAATGGGTTTATGTGTTTGCTCTCCTATCTGGGTCCCGGGATTATGGGGTTGCAGGTAGGAGATCTTTTTTGTTTTTGGAAATAGTGGGTGGATATTTTCCGGGGGTAAAAGTATATGAGTTCTATCGCGGTGTAGTCAGCTTGAAGCAACCATGTCGTAGAAACCAATCTCGGTCGGAAGAAATACTCTTCGCCTATACTGAACCCGAATTATGCTGCGGGCTCAATAGGGTTTTCATATAGACTTGAATCCTTGCGACAGGAAGCCTGAATCGATTATTAGAAATATCATTGCTTTTTATGATGCCAGTTTAGCAACTGCTCGTTTACCACAGACAGTCCCCAGCCAAAACATGGGAACTGCTGTGACTTATGCGGGCAGTTGCTATTTTACATGCCGAATTCGGTCAAAAGATCTTTCAAGAACTTCACTGACCGAATGAGCATTTCCCTTTTTTCGCAAGTGCAGTCATACATTATACTATGAAGCTCTTCTCCGCTTGAAAGGGATCGGCAAGAAAGAAAATCTATCAAAATGTCATTTGCCGATATATCAAGGGCATTTGCCATTAAGATTACCAATCCGAGACTGGGAGTTTTCTCTCCTGTTTCGATTTTGCTCAAATGTTTGCTTCCGATGCCTAGAATTTCACTAAATTGTTCTTGCGTGAGTTTCTTGTTTTCTCTGAGTTGTTTTACTCTTTTGCCGAGCAGAATGGGATTAATTGCCATTTAGAAAACCACCTTTCAGGTAGCCCGCATAAGGCGACAGCATACTACCTCTTGTTTCAAACAATAGCAACTACTATTTTTTTTGATTTAAGATGGTGGTTTGTGTTGGCGCCCATGTGAGGAATTCTTTGAAAATATTCTGCCTGTTAGGGGGAGTTTGAGACGAAAATCCCCCCATTGGGTGGAGGTGAAATCTTCATTAGGGATATATAATAAAAGGCGAAGACCAGTAAAGAAAGAAGGGGAAACTCTTGAGTGAGGCAGTCTCTCTGTTAACACTTTACAGTGATGTTAAGAGAATCCCGATTAGATGGGTGTGGTATCCGTATATTGCCGAAGGAAAAATAACTCTTCTGCAAGGGGACCCAGGCGATGGAAAATCAACAATGATGATTCACTTGATTTCTGAACTATCCAAGATGGGGGGAAAAACTCCTGATGGACAAGTACTTGGTAGACCTATAAGAGTTATCTATCAGTGCTCAGAGGATGGTGCGGGGGATGTGATAAAAGCTCGATTGGAGGAATGCGGTGCTGAATGTCAAAATATCGCATTTATAAATGAAGAGATACATGATGGCTTGACCTTGGATGATGAACGGATACTCCAGGCAATAGTTATGTTTAGGCCGAAGCTTATTGTAATTGATCCAATTCAAGCATATATCGGAAGTGGATTGGATATGAATGAGGCAACGAGAGCGAGAAAACTGATGCGTCGGTTAGGCTTGTGGGCATCAAGATATCATTGCGCGATCGTTTTAATAGGTCATATGAATAAAAAGCAAGGAAGTAAAGAATTGTATCGTAGCCTAGGAACTATCGACATAATTGCTGCTGCAAGAAGTGTCCTTCAGCTTGAGCGTGATGGTGAGGTTAGAACAATAAAGCAGATTAAGAACAATCTGGCTCCAAAGGGAAAGGATATAAAATTCATCATAGACGGAATAAAAGGGTTTCAATGGGTGCATGTACACCAAGAGCAGAAACCTGCTGAACCTGTTATTCCACCACCGCAACTCGTTCCAAAGACTAAACGTGAATTGGCTGAAATCCTTCTGCAAAGGGAACTAAAAGAAAAAGACGTTGCTGCTATGGATATTCAGAGTTTGCTTAAGAGCTATGGTATTGGCAATAAGACTATGCAGGAAGCTAAAGCTGATCTTTGTATCTCATCTTATAGAAGAAATCGAAGATGGTACTGGCACATGGAATTAGAGACATGCTAA